TTTTTAAGGTAAGAAAAAATCTAACAGATGCTAACGATTTAATTAATCAAATATTAGATGTATTAGAAGTAGAAAATCCTGAGTTATTTGAAAAAACTGTACAAAGTTTTAAAAATGGTTATATGAAAGATTTAATTAAAACATTAGATAATCATATAGATGAGTTAGAAGATTTTGATAAAGATCAGATGCTCGAACTATTAACTAATATCGTAGGAGATGCTTAATGATTAACAACCAAATTATCCTTTTCTTAGAGGATTTAAAGAGTTTGTTATTAGAAACAGAACTTAGTGAAGAACAAAATGAAGTACTTATAGAAGTCATAGATTTGATAGATGAAAAAATACACGAATTAGAGTCTTAATTGTTACATTACATAATAATCGTTACACTTGGAATAATAGCTACCTTTTTAGGATTGGTAGCTTTCTATGCATTACGCCGCATCAACGACTACGAAAACATAATTTTAAATATAAATAATACAATAGAATCAATAAAACTTCAACTTAAAAAAATAGATGATAGAGGGACTTTCGAGTCCGATGATGAAGTCGGTTTTTTCTTTACAGAGATAAAACGACTTGGTAATGAATTAAATAGTTTATTTGAAACAGAGGTTGAAGATGCCACCATTAAAGAAAAAAAGAAAGAAGAAAAGTAAAATATATTTTGGTACACCAGTACATGATGCCATTATAAGATATAACCATTCCGATATACCATCAGAACGAAATACAATTTATACTGAAGAAATTCATAAAGCATTTCTTAAACTTGCTGAAAACATAATTAATACATTTAAGTTTAGTTATTTTAGTTATGGGTTTAGAGATTTACAAGAAGAGGTTGTATCTAATCTTGTAATCAATATGCACAAGTTTGATGAAACCAAAGGTAGTAAAGCCTTTAGTTATTTTTCTGTAGTAGCAAAAAATTATCTTATCCTAAATAATAATGCTAACTACAAAAAGATGAAGATACATGATGACATAGATGTTTTATATGACCAAGGCAATGAAGATGAAAATATAAAAAAGAATCCATCAAACGATGTATTTAAAAAAACAATCGATTACTTTGATGAAAACATAGAAAGACTTTTTCCAAAAAACCAAGACAGAGAGATTGCTGAATCTATATTATATCTTTGTAAGAATAAAGATAGTATAGATAATTTTAATAAGAAAGCAATCTATATAATGATTCGTGAGATGACGGATGTTAAAACATCTAAAATAACTCAGATTACGAATACATTTCGTAAAATATATCCTAAAATCCAAGAAGAAGTGCTTACAAGAGGTCACATAGATAACCTAAGATATACAGGTTCTTTAGTGTAATATTGTAACCATACTATATTTATAGTTATGGAAAAAGACTTTAAAATATTTGGTGATAAAAACTTCTCGGACTTATCTCAAGAGATATACGAGAATAACAAGTTAAAGAAAACTCAAATCGACTTGTTAATCCAAGAGGTACATGGTTACATACAAGGTATCGAGGATATTGCTATCGTAGGTCCTATTATCAAGGAACTGATGGATGTCGGTATCAAGAACGATGATAACCTTGTTAAACTAGCCACTCTATATCAGAGGATAATGTCCAAACAAACGGTTGATGATAGTGATGTTGGTTTATTGTCCGAAGAAGAAAAAGAACAACTCATGGCTTCTCTTGAAGATGTAGCTGGTGATTTACAGAAGAAGAAGGATGAACTTGTAGATATGGGTGAGATAAGACAGAAGTACGGTGATTCATAATGCCAAACAGACCTACAGTAGAGTTAAAATCTAAAGATATTGTATTTAGTGTTGGATTAGTTCATAGAGTTTTTCTAAGTAGTGTTGATGACGGAGTAAAAGATGTGGATAACAGTCCATATCAGCTGATTGAATTAAAATCTTTAGATAGCACTTTATCATCCGTTCAAAAGAAGTTACCCGCTAGACCTTTGCTTAGAGGAATAAGTGATTCTATTACAAGAGGTGATTTAGTTTTATTTTGTAACGTAGACGATAAATTTTATTATTTAGGACCTTTAAACACTTATAACAATCCTAATATATCATCAGCACCATTTTATAGTAAAAAGATAGAAGCAAGAGATGCTTCTGATTTATCATTTATAGGTAAAAATGGTTACGGCAACGATTACCCATATTCTAAAAATACAAAAGTTCAAAAGTTTCAAAATCCGTTTTTAGATTTTTTTGCTCCTAACGAGTATGACTTATCTAAAGTATCAGACGTAACATTTGAGGGTAGACATGGAAACTCCATAAGATTAGGATCTAGGTCAATATTTCCGAATATAATCATAGATAATAATAGTGCAGGTATATCTGAAAATGTTAACTTTGGTTCAACCATAGGTATGTTATCAAATGGCTCTATAGGACAAAACTTTGGTATCTTAGATAGGTTTAGATTATCAGTAGATCCTATTCCAAAAGATGGTGATGATGTAAATCCATTTTCTTTAAACAATGGTAACGAAGAAGGTGAAGACACATTTAATTATAGGTATGGTTTTGAAGATGATGATGTAAACACCAAACCTTTAAATGATACAGATCAAATTGTAATTTTTTCTGATAGAATAACATTTGATGCTAGAAATCAACAAGGTGGAGATTTTACAGTATCAGCAAATAACAATATTAATTTTGGAGCTAAAAATAATTTCACCTTGAACAATTCAGGTTACTCAGTTATTAATTCTAATAATATTTATTTAGGGAAACAATCTAAACAAAAAACTGAACCCATGGTGTTAGGAGAAGAACTGAGAATATTATTAGAACAAATATTAGACATATTAAGTAATGGTCATGCTCTCGTACAAGGCGTTCCACTACCATTAGTAGATAAAAGTGGACTACCTCTTAATGATTTAAAAGGTGGACTTGGTAATGTTAAAAAAAGTTTAACAGAGATAATAGCATCATTACAAGTAAGAGAACAAGATGATAACGAAGTTTATCAAGATGGTATAACACCATTTTTAAGTAAACATCATTTCATAGAAACGAATAGGAGTTAAAATGAAGGTTAATATATTTAAGAAGTTAATAAGAGAAGTAGTTAGAGAAGAGTTAGATTATAAATTTTCTGTACTTGAAAAAAAGTTAGATGAAGTGTTAGTTAGCTCTAATTCTAACAGTATAGTTGAAGATAGAGTGTCACAACCTGTCTCGTCTCAGGCAAAAAAACAACCTGTTTCGGCAGCCCAGTCTCGACCTCCGGCAGCTCCGCTGACAAAAGACTCCATTCTAAATGATATCTTAAATGAAACTGCTCACAGCGGTGAATGGAAAAATATAGAAAAAGAAGGGGAAGTTCAATCTGTAACAGATAATACTCAAGGACTTCCTGATTTTCTATCAAATGCTATAAACAAAGATTATTCAGCAGTAATGAATAAGTTAGAAGAAAAGGACAAGTTTAAAAATGGGGCTTAAGAGCGACATATATCAAGCGTTTGAGAAAAACTTAGGTAAAGAGTTTGTTGATGCTAACGATAAATCTAAAAAGAAAGTAGATGAATTAGCAGAAGATTTAAGAAATGCTATAGTTAAATTTGTTAAAATACAAGATTTTAATATTACAGAGATGGAAGCACCACTTCATATATTACCTGGTCAGATTCAAGTGGCTACTGCTGGAACTCCAGCTGCTCAAACTGGTGCTAATACTGCTCCAGTAAAAGCTATAGCTCAGATGAGTCAAACAACCAATAAGATAATGGATCCTAAAGTAGCACCTGCTGTAAAGAAATCTAAAGTAAAATTGTTAAAGGTTAAGGGAGAGTAATGGCAATACTTGACAGAAGAAAGAATAGATTTGTAGAGGATAAAGACACAAGAGTCTCCGTAGGAATAGAGTTTCCTTTTGGTAGAGTTAGTGGTGGTGATGGATACTTTAAGTCTACAAAGACTACTGTAGATTCCATAAAAAACAATATCAAACTTCTTTTACAAACTCAACAAGGTGAAAGAGTATTTCAACCAGGTTTAGGTGTAGATTTAAGGTCACTTATTTTTGAACCATTAACAGAAGACGTAACCATACAGATAGAAAATTCTATCGTAGATACATTTAGTGTATGGTTACCATTTGTTAATCTAAGAAACATTCAGATAGATAGAAGAGATGATTTAAATCAAGTAAACATTAATATAGATTTTAATATAAGAAGAGCACCGAATAGTTTAGAAAGTGTTCAGGTTACATTTGATGGTGTCGGAGCTGGAAACTCGACAAGTAATGGAGCATACTAATGGCATATACAGAAAAACAAAAATTAAAACCAACGAATGTACAATATACAAGTAAGGATTTCAGTACAATTAAAAGGGATTTAATAGAGTACACTAAATCCTACTTTCCTGATACATATAAAGATTTTAACGAAACATCACCTGGTATGATGTTAATAGAGTTATCAAGTTATGTAGGTGATGTACTTTCGTATTATATAGATTACACTTATAAAGAAAGTCTTCTGGCAACAGCGACAGAAAAAAGAAACATTCGTAGATTAGCTGAGTTTCTTGGATATAAAACTCCAAATAAAACACCGTCTGTAGCAAAATTAAAAGTAGAAACAACGATAAACGCTGATAGTTCAACTGGACAACCACTTTATGGAGAAGCTCCATCTCCAATAGATAGTGGATTACAGATTGCTTCAAATGTTGATTCACAGATTTTATTTGAGACAACAGATGAGGTAGACTTCACATCAAGTGGTTCAGGCGATCCTGCTATAAGTGCTCCAACATTAAATGCTAACGGAGAAGCTGCTTCTTACACCTTGACAAGATTTGTTCGTGCTATATCAGGCCAAACAAAAACAAAAGTGTTTAATATTTCAAGTCCAACTAAATTTTTAGAATTAGATTTAGGTGAAAGTGATTTAATTGAAGTAATTAGTTGTGTGGATGGTGCTGGACAAACTTGGTACGAAGTTGATTACCTATCACAAGATAAGATTTTAAAACAAACTCATTTCACAGATGACCCGACAAGAGCAAATTCTTATGACCAAGGTGATGCTGATGATAGTCTATCCACAATACCTATCCCATACGTTGCTGAATATATAACTTCTACTAAAAAATTTACGACTAAGTTTGATGAAGATACTCAGACATATAAAGCTTGTTTTGGTAATGGACTATTTAGATTTAGTAATTCAGGTTCAAATGTAGATCCTGTAGAACAAGCTGGTGTAACAATAAACGGAACTAATCTTGCTGATGTACCAAGCACCATAGGTGTTGTTGTGGGAAACAATCCAAATTTAGGTGAAACTCCATCAAACACTTCGTTAACCTTTACTTATAGAGTTGGTGGTGGAGCTAACTCTAATGTTCAAGCTGGTGAACTTACTGTTGTAAATAATCCTCCAGCCGGCGTATCTATAACCGTATCAAATGAAGAACCTACAACTGGTGGAACTGATGGTCAAACTGTAGATGAAATAAGATATAACGCTGGTTCGTTCTTTGCTTCTCAACTTCGATGTGTAACTAAAGAAGATTATCAATCAAGAATACTATCTCTTCCACAGAAGTTTGGTAGTATTGCTAAATGTACTGTGGAAAGATTAGATGGTGGTGCTTTGTTAATTAGCACCCTCTCTTATAATCAGAAAAAACAACTTGTACAAACACCACAACTTGTTACACAAAATATTGCAACTTATTTAAATCAATATAGAATGGTAAATGACCAACTTGGATTTGGGTTTGATTTGGGTACGGATGATAATCCAAATTTATTTTCTGGCTATGTAGTAAACTTTGGAGTTCGTTTTGTCGTAAATTATGATAGACGTTCAAATCCTACAGAGGTTAAACTAAAAGTAATTCAAGTGATAAAAGATTTCTTTAAGATAGAAAAGATGCAGTTTAGACAATCAATAAATCTAAATGATTTACAATATAATATCTTAGGATTAGAAGGTGTAATCGGTATTAAAGAACTAAAACTATTTCAAGATGGGAATGATGAATATGCTAAAGGTAGACAATTGTACTATTATAAGTCAGATGGTGAGGTCATTGGAGCTGATAGTAACTATGGATTTAAATATAATTTTAATACTGCTGAACAAGATGGTGTAATAAGACCATCAGTAACTCCATCGGTATTTGAGTTAAGAGATCCTAACCAAGACATTTATGGGAAGGTAATATAATGCATAGATATTTTTTTACGACCAAAGATACCTTTATTAATAGCGGTTCTAATCAAACCACAGGCGAAGATTTCAAAGACAAGAACACAGGACAAGACGAAATTCTTGAGTTAAAGAAAGTTTTCTTCGACAGAACATTTTCTCATCCAACTCGTGTTCTTCTTCAGTTTGATACCAATGAAATAAAGAGTTACATAAGCTCATCGGTATTACCAAAAGATTATAAATTAAATCTTAGATTATATGAAACTGAAGGAACAAGTGGATTGACAGAAGAATATAAAATAGCTGCTTATCCTTTAAGTGAAGAATGGGATGAGGGTGTTGGTAAGGAAATAGATGTACCAAAAACAACAGATGGATGTAGTTGGACATATAGAAAAAATAGGGAAGGTGCTTCTGAAATAGAATGGACAACTTCTGGTGGAACTTACATTGTCGGTGATGAAGTAACACAATCTTTTTCATCGGAATCTCCTGATATCAACATGGATATAACTACTATTGCTAATAAATGGTTTGGTGAACAAAATGAAAACTATGGATTATTATTAAGATTTTCTGGTAGTAGAGAAACATCTACTGGTAGTTTTGAAGACCTTAAATTTTTCTCAAGACAAACTAATACAATCTACTCTCCAAAAATAGAACTTAAGTGGGATGACCATCTACCAGCAACTGGTTCAAATACAGGCAGTTTAACTGAATTGGATATTAGTGGTAATAGTGAAAACTATCTATAC